CGTCCAGGATCGACGCGAGCAAGAGAAGCAAGCCAAGATCCGACAGGTGCGTGAAGCGCAGCGCAAGAAGAAACTGTACATCGACATTGCGATCATTGTCGGTGGTGTCTTATGTTCTGCTGCTGTCATCGCAGCGTTTATATGGGCGATCTCACAAGGGAGATAGCATGGGATATTTTAAAGACAACATCGCATCACCGCACGCGCAGCTGGAGATGGCACACCGGCGTCTTGGCGACGCAACACAAGTGCAACTGTTTGGATTCAACCGAGACATTGAGACGGGCTACGAAACTGTCTGGAACAATGGCGGGGGACTCTACACCTTTCCAACTGAAGCGCTCACCATGAGCTGCGTGTCATCGTCTACATCAGACACCATGAGCATCTTGATTCAAGGACTCGACGCAAACTATGAGGCGTTGGACGACATCGTTGTCCTGACTGGCACCACACCTGTTAGCACAAACGTGCCTTTCTTCCGCATTAACACTGTCGTCATTCTGTCTGGCAATAATGTCGGCAACATTAGTCTGACAAATGGAGGCACAACCTATGCCTACATCGAGGCGGCACATGGTACGGAGCAGGCGATCATCTACACGACGCCGGCACGCCAGTCACTTTATGTCTTCACGGCTCAGTTCACATCTGGAACCGTCAACCCAAACAAGTACCTCACCAGTCGAGGCGTCACCAGGTCAAGCACAGGACGCATCATCAGGTTCTGGGAATCAACTTTCCAAAGAGACGTGATCTTTGACCTGGCTGTGCCATTCCGAGTACCACCAAAGACCGACTTCACGATTGAAGCGAAGTCGAGCAGCGGTACAAACGAGCTGTCGATATATCTCGGCTGCGTATTACTGGAAGAGGATTTATAAAATGTGGGTTCTGTTCGTTATCTTCTTGGAGGCGGACAGATATTACGTTTCGCCAAATGGTGTTTACCCGACGATGGCTGACTGCTTTGAGGCGCGTGAGTTTGTAATGCAAACTGCACCACAACCAAAGATTAACTACGATGCGATATGCATCCAGACTGACCACAATATAGGAGGCGCATGATGTTCAGTGTCATTAGCAAGATGCTCGGCTCAGGGGATGTCATCTCAAAGGGGATGGACCTAATCGACTCAATGCACACGTCAAGCGAAGAAGAGATCGCAGCAAAAGCGAAAGCGAAGACAGATCTGTTGTCTGCTTACGCGCCGTTTAAATTAGCGCAGCGTTACCTGGCGTTAATGTTCGGGCTGACTTTCTTGGGCAGCTATGTCCTGGTCCTTGGCATGACGATCTCAGGCCAGGGTGATCCCGATGCCGTCACAAAAGTCATGGAGCAGTTCAGCATTAACTATGCGATGCTCATTATTCTAGGCTTCTATTTTTCTGGTGGCGTTATTGAAGGCTACATGGAGAAGAAAAAGAAATGAGTTGGGAGTCACCGTATTTCACCAAGGATGAAATGAAATGCAGCCACACAGGGGTCGAGATGATGGACCCTGACTTCATGGAGAAACTCACATCACTGAGAGCAGATTGGGGACAGCCAATGGTTGTCAGCTCTGCCTACAGAAGTCCGACCCACCCCGTTGAGGCGCGAAAAGAGAAGCCTGGCGCCCATGCATCAGGCAGGGCCGTGGACATACTGATCGCAGGCGAAGATGCCTACAAGCTGCTGTGTGTAGCACTAGGGCATGGCTTCACCGGCATTGGCATTGCACAAAAAGGTTCCTACGGTTCCAGGTTCCTTCACCTGGACGATCTCGAAACTGACGACGGATTCCCCCGACCGACTATCTGGTCCTACTGAATGAGCAGGGACAATGGAGAAAAGGAAATTTCCAGCGTCCCAATCAGAGGCGCTTAGACAAGGTGCAACTTACTATTTCACCGGCAAACCATGTAAGCATGGCCATCTCTCGGAGCGATTCGCTCAGAACAAGAACTGCCGCGAATGTCTACGCATACGCAATCGAGAGCGAACGAAGCAAGGCTACTGGCAAGACTACGGAGACGAAGCCTACCGTCAGCATAAAAGAGACAGAGCCAAGCGCTATGCTCAATCAGCAAACCACAAGCAAGGCGTTGCGCGTCGCAGATATTTTGAGAAGAAATCAAGAGTCGCAACCCGTCAAGGCGTTACAGAACTACGCAGGATTCGACTTGAGGCACAGCTGCTATCTATCAATACTGGTGTGAAGCACGAGATCGACCACATCATCCCTCTTGTACACGCCCAGGTCTGCGGACTTGATGTGCCAGCCAACGTACAGATCCTTACCAAGAGACAGAACCGCCGCAAGGCAGCCAGGTTCAACCAGGAAAAGCAATCCAAGATTCAGCTGCGCTTAATAAAAAAGCCCTCCGAGGAGGGCCATGAGGGAAACTAGCAATGGGAGTGAGAGATGCTAGTCCGCTGATTCTAGCACACGGATTGACCGGGATATACCAGACGCCATTGCGATATGGCCTGATGCGATAAGTCTCTTGATCCGGTTGTGAATCGTGCCTTTTGACTTGGTGACTGTGCCGTCCATCATGTCAGAGTACGATGGTGGATACCCACGCGCCTCAATGAATGATTCGATGAACTTCAGCAGCTGCTGTTCTTTACTTGTCATCCTTCCCCCTAATGAATTGATGCGGGTCAATGTTGTCCCAGATGAATTTTTTCAACGCTTCAGTGTATGCGTCGTAAGTCATGTTCATGAACTCAGTCTGCTTCTCTGATGGCACGAACACTTCCTGGAACTCCTCTGGCTTGCCCTCAATCTCAATCGTTACTTTCATATAAATGCCTCCAAATCTTCAGGTTTAAAAATATGCAGATATGCGTAGTATGAGTACGCAAATAACAAATTTGTTAAACCGATAATGCATTTGCATTACTCATGTGTTCTTTTCCTTCAGCTTCTCCAACGCAGTCACAATCCGATACACGCCACCTTTCTTCTGCATGTCTTCTTCGGTTGGATTGAGTAGGTACACAGCTTCTTCAAGTGCATTGATCAGTTCATTCGTTTCATCTTTCGTGAAATGCAAATCATCATCACTAATAAAATCCGCCTTCATGTAGTACGTGTCGTGATCGCCACTCACGTGTTCTTCTCCTTCATCTTGAATTCAAGCAGCATTGCCTTGTCTTCGAGCTTGTGTGCCTTCTCCATATGTCTAAGCGCATAACGTCTCAGCATTTTTATGTACGTTTTTCTGAGTTTCCTTAACACTTTCTCGCGGTTCATGCCCATTTCCTCTTGATCCATTCAAAGCCGCGTTTGATATCCCATTTGCTGTCGAGAAAAGATGACTCGGATATGCTGCTTGTCTTCTCTGCCAGGTTCCGACGCCTGGGCAGCTCATAGAGCTTACGATTGTTGCGCACCCAGTGCTTGACCGTATGCTCAGTCAGCCCCAGCTCCGCAGCGATCTTGGCGTAGGACACGTCTTCACGATACATGGACGTGATGATCTCAATCTGCTCCCTGGTCATAGCTCCTCCAACTTCAATGTCTTAGCTCGCGCCCAGTGTTCTTCAACTGCTGGGATCTCTTTGGTCTGTGCCGGCTTGGCTTTGATCCGACGCACAGGCCAGGTGATCTTGTAGCGCCCTGCATTACAGATGTTGGCCTCACCCATTGAGTTCATGATGTCGAGCTGCAGGTCATCGACCAGTGCCTGGTACGCCTTCAGCTCTGTTCGCAAATGTGCTAACCGTTCGATCTTTTCCTGCAGATCATCGTCGGCATCCATCTCAACATCTTCTGGCACGTCGCCTTTCATGTCAGCTGCTTCCGATGCACTCATAGCTGGGTACCAATCCTCATCACGCACGCGCCGTTCAAAGTCGGAGCAAGCCATGACAATTTTTTGCTGCATTTCTACATCAGCCTTGTACACATAGATGTACAACTCGACGCCCTGGTACAGCGTAGCGATCACGCCCCACTGAGCTCCGGTGCAGAGCATCTGGCCCTGCAGCTGGATTGGTCCACGATAAGGTGCCGGTATGTCACTGGGCGCGACGCGAGTGAGCTTGGCCTCCAGGACACCTTTACCTTCCAGGGTGATTGAGTTGCCCGAGTTCATAACATATATGTTATTGGCCACGTCAGTGTTGACCACCAGGCCATCAGCGATTGCGCCGCCATCAAGCGATGCCTGGAGAATGTCCTTGTATGTGTAAGCATCTGGATAGTCGA